GCATTATTAAACTATTAACTTCTTCTTCTGTTGTAGGAGTTTCCTGTTTTCTTACAGTATTGTCCATAGCTTCTAGTTTAAGTTGAGTGTCTGCAAATGGAATATCCATACTTTCAATAAACCTTCCAAAGGATTTAAATCTTAAATATTTTTCAGGTCTTTTTGTAGTACCATAGCAAATTGCTACTCTAAATAGTTTTCCTCTACTACCTTTAGCAACCATAGCCATAATATGATCTAAAGCTTCTTTTGGTGTAGCAAAAGGTGGAAACTCTATATCGTCACCAAGTATTCCTTTAGCCAATCTAATCAGTCGCTGTGCCTGATATTTTTTAAAACCATCTTCTTCTAATGATTCATAGTAAAAGAATCCTTCGTTCAGTTCTCCATATTTATCTTTAGCAATGATCTTATATACAGGAAGTTTTTCAGCTTCATCTGGTCCTTTTTTATTAACCCTGATTTCTACATTTTCAACTATCCCCGCATTTCCCTCATTAAAAATACTCAATTCGCTTATAAATTGAGCCTCATCGTTGAAATTAATTGCTCCTGTGCTCATATATATTAGTTATTATAATTATTAATCATTTCATTTACATATCCTAAATCATTAGGAATCTTTATTTTATCAAACATACCAACTGGAGATTTAGCAGGATAATCGTTTGTTCGATTGGTTATAAAATAATAATAACCTTTTTCTTCCTTATCATCCCATTCACAGTGAGTATAGAGTAAAACCGTAAATAATCCTTCTAAAGTGATCTTATCATCTAATAATTTCCCAATAGTCTTCATTTTACGGACTGTTTCGAAATCCTTTTGAAGTTCTTCTGAATGTGTCAATACAAAAACTTTTAAATCTTCTCGTAAAGATCTTCCAGTATTTAGAATATCAAAAGCATTTTTTGCCATTATGGAAAATTTTTCAAATCCTTTTTCCATAGCCTTAGCCATAAATTCAAATGCTAATACATATTGAAAATCGTCTATAATAATATATTTTATATCTAAACGATTTGTGTTAATATATCGCAAAGCTTCTAAGATAGACTTTGTTTTATCGGATATTAATAAATTTCCCTTTCCTTCGCTAGTTAGTGGAGTAAACAGACGTTTCCACCCCCTAAAAGGTAATGGTTTGTTTGCTATATTTATAATAAAGGTTTCATTAGGATTTAAACCTACAATTTTTAAATCTTCATTATGAACTATAGCAGAACTTTTGCCAGTGCCAGTCGCCCCCACAATTCCAATCAATTCTGACATATTTATTTATTAATTTTATTCATTAGTATTTGTTCGTATTTGTTATAATCAAATTCATTAAGATCCTTTGGCAATTCTTCAAAATAAGAATTAGAACCTAAGAAAAATAATTGAATACTAGCATTAGAAATTCCATTTCTATTTAAATTAATAGTGAATTCTCTATGCTGTTCACCAATTCTAGTTAAATCTACATCTTCATAATTTTTTAAATGATATCTATATGGATAAAATAAACTGATCATCAGATCTACATCTCTTGCTGTATATTTATTATCAGCTAATCCTTCTTGATCCGGTTTAATCTTATCTAAAATGGCATCCCCCCGTAAAGTAAACTGTGCTTTCGATGAATCAGCAGTTTGCTGTTGTACTACTACTGGAGAATAACCCCATCTATCCCTCATTTCAAGACAATATTCACTACTAAACTTACTTATAGCTTGATGTAAAGTATCACCTTGAGTAGGCTGTAACAGTCCAATGTGATCTACAATTATTAAAACATATTCATTTGGCTTTACTGGTATATATTTATCTCTAACTCTTTTAGAAGTATAGGTACCGTCTGGATTTTGCCAAGATATGGTTTTATAAGTATAATATCCATTGTCTTTATGTTCCGCATAAGATTTTATAACATTAAATATTCCAAAAGGAGTTCTGAGTTCATCATGATATTCTACTATACTTTCAAAAGTAGAAAACCAATTTCTAAATTCTTCACTTTTAATTATTGATTGTACATTATCACCTAATATATATGAAGAAAATACAGAACTTAATTCTTGTGGACTTATAATAATATTATAATTCTTATATAATAAATAACACATAGCTGAAAGCATCTTTGATTTTACTGATACTTCCAGAGAAAAATAAAATATTTTTAAAGTAATATTACTATTTTTATTTGATATTAACCATTCAATTGGTTGATATACAAATAAAAAATCAGTTAATTGAGATTTACCAGCTTTTGGACTGGCTGAGATCAGATGATATCTAGATTGCTCAATTCCTGGCAATACTTTAGATAATCTAGGAAGACTCCAAGGAATAGCAATTACATCACCACGTAATCTGCGTTCCTTGTTAAATTCTATTTGTTTTAATGTACTACTATATTGCATATTTACCCCTCAAATCCACCACAAATATACACAAAATATGCTAACTTTCCAAACTTTTATTACATTATTTTATTACAATTTTCTTACATTATTTCTTAAATTAGCTGTTTCATCCGTATTCAAGCCTATCCACTTTTCCCATGAATTGTTTCTAAGCCAGGTATCTATATTAGGTAAATACATAAGTGATCCATTACTTTCTCTATATTTAAGTTCTTTATCTAAACAATCTAATATAACATTTTTCATATTAGGATTTAGTTTAAGACAAGAATCCCAAATCTTTTTAGTATTTTTTGCACTTAAATTATTTACACTAATTGTAGATACAGGTCTGTATCCACCTTGTCCATCTGGAACTTTATGTGGAAACTTTTCGTAGAATTCTATAAAAACTTTATCTTCATCTGGAAATAAAACTTTTGTTTTACCTACTATTTCATAACCAGAATTATTAAATAATACAGAAGTAATATAACCTTTATCTATTAAAGATTTATAATCTGTATCAGTTGGTGTAAACAGTTTATAAAATATAGCGTAATTTCTTTTTTGATTTATACTATCTATATAAAGTAAAGTTAAATATTCGCTAAAAGTTAATTTATAAGCTGTTAATTTTAATAAATCAATCACTATCTGAAATTGTTCCATAATATTGAATTTTGTTACTTTCTAATTCAAAATCTTCAATAACGGAACTATTTCTAACATAATTTAATTCTTCTTCGGATATGTATAGCTTAAATTCTTCCTCTAAATATCTAATAATATGTTTGTCAGATACTATTCCGTCCCCACTAAGCTGTCTATTGGCTAAATTTAAAGCCAATTCTATTATAAGTTTACGTGAATTATTCATAATCAAATTCTTTTTCTAATTTCATATTAATTAAAATTTCATCAATAGACATTTCAATTATTTGATTTAATATTTTTTTATCAAAAGATTCTCCATCAATAACAATTTCTTTATATTTTTTAGGAGAAGAAGAAACTTTATCTAAATTTTGTTCTAAATATCCTAAAAACTTTCTTATAGGAGTTTTTGCTATTAAACTAGAATTGGTTCTAATTTTATATATAGCAAATATATTATAATATGGCAAAAATACAGTAGCTATTTCAAGATATCTTTCATAAAAATCTCCTACAGAAAGTTTACTTATTCTATCTAATAAGGGATCTACTTGTATTTCTAATTTTTTCATATATGCACAAGTATACTGTAAAATATCTTTTGAAGAGTATGTATATGTATATATAGGTAATTCAGTTTTAATAAGATTAAATAATCCAAAAGTAATTTTATCAGCTAATTCAGTTTCTTTTGGTATATTAAATTTTAATTTTTTACTGAATTGATTATATATTCTATATAAAGTATCTAATAAATAGGGCATATCCATACCAAAATGATGTATTATAGTATGCATTTCTTTTGTAACATCTTTAATATCTTTAGGAATTGTTTCTCCATCAGTTGCTCTTGATAATTGAGACTGTACTTTATTATTAATAATATTACTAGAATACAAAAATGCAATTAAATATCCTAAATCTTTAGTTTGTAAATATTTTGCAAATAAATACATTATAACACCATGTTTTATTTCAAAGTAAATAGGATTTTCTTTACACATTTTATACTCTTCTGGTGGTATTACTCTACGAGATCCTTCTGCTTTATTTTCAAAAAATATTGTATTCTGTAAATTAGCCATCATAAGAGGAACATCTTCTAAATTATTTATGATATTTTTCCATTTATTGTGTTTACTAGTATCATTATCATCAGAAGAGATTACACCTCTTAACCTACTACTTACAGATGCATATGTTGGAGATATAGAAGTATATGGACTTGCTGGAAATTTATTAGATTTGGAAGATTTTACTTCTTTTTTACTTGGTATTGGAGCTTCCATAACTTCTGTTTCTTCTTCGTAAACTTCTGTTTCTTCTTCTTTTATTTTAGCAGTTGTTGGTAATTTATTCATAGATAAATATTTTTGA